GAAGATGCTACAGGTCCTCTATCTTTACGTGTTCTATAAAATTCTCCTACTAAATTTTTAAGTTCACCACAAACTCTACATTTTCTATCATTGAGTAATAAATGACTTAATTTTATTTGCTTATCAATTTCCACTGTTACCTGTATTCCCACATATATGAACGATCACCATATTCATCGGCAAACCAACGATCACCCTCAGAATCAACAAAACTTGTTTCGTCTAACCCATCAGAAACAAAACCAAAGGGTGCCATATCTTGTTCTATCTGATTTTTTTGTTCATCATAGAGACGTTTTCTAACATCTTGATCAGTAAGTTCTTTAAAATAATCCTGACAAACTAACCAAGCATATATTACAAGGCACATTGCTAGATCATCATTACAACCTTCTTCCGCCTCAAAAGAATTATGTTTCTGAATGAAAGTTGTAAGTTCACTTATTATTTCGTAATCATTGAAGATAAGTTTATCTTCTTCAATCATTGTTTTTAAATTAAGACATCCAATTTTTTTAACCGTCTTGGACATTTTAACTCCCAATTGAGTTTTCTTACCAGAAAATCCTTGACCAACTATCTGACCAGCCCTACCTCTCATAGAACACATTAGAATGTTTTGATACTCAAGGTCGTATTGAAGGATGCTGGCAACCTGATCTCCTACATCATTTACTTCACATAAGATAAAAGCATTATTGTAATTTCTTGCAACTTCATAAATTACACTTGGAAACATCATTGGTTTGATTTCATTATCTCTATACTTTGCCACAACCTTATGGGGAAACTGTGTAATGTCCACCACAACGAATGCTGAGTAATCGTTTCCTACCCCTCTAGCAACGTCTACAGTCATTATATAATCACAATCCTCACTTGCACTCACATAAACATCTAAACCAGCATTACGGGTCTTAGGATGGTCATAGACGAAGTTCCTGAGTTTGGATGGTGCAATCAGTGTATCAACAGATCCAAGAAATTCGCATTCAAACTCAACCTTAAACTGTTGTTCGCTTGTGTTAGCAATTGTCTGTGCCTTCCAGGCAGAATCTCTACCAGGTACTTCACTCCAATGCACATCAGTAAAAATATATCCATTTTTGCCTTTTTCGGCATCGTGCCACATTCGATAGAAATGGTTCATACCGTGTGGTGTTGAAACAATAATTACCTTTGTGTTTTGACCTGAAGTAATTGTTGGATATACTGATGCAAAAAATGACTCTGCAATATGATTTGGAACAAACGCAAATTCGTCCAAAAATAATATGTTAAAAGACATGCCACGAACAGCAGAAGCTGAAGTTGAGGCAGCCATAATTTTAGATCCATTCTCAAGTTCTAATGAACCTTTGTTCCAGGAAATGACACCTTGTTGCATCCACTTGGGAAGATTTTCATATGCCGTTTGAAGACGATCCAAAAGTTCTCTTGCGGTTGCTGCTTTGTTTGCAAGAATACCAATATTTACATTATCATTAAAAACTGCATAGTGAAGAAGGTATGATACTACAGTAGTACTTTTACCAGTCTGCCTAGGCATCTTACAGATGTTAAATCTATTCTCATGAAAATTATTAATAAGTTTTTCTTGAAAAGGATAAAGATCAAATGGCATTAATCCATGATCAAGAGTTACAATTCTTACATAATTTTTTGCAAAATATACAGGGTCGTCTTTACACCTCATAAACTCAAGAATTTGTTCCTGAGTAAACTCCATTGAGGTATTTGCCTTTTTTAATAAAGGATTACCTAAGTAAATGTTATCAGACATAATATAATCTCTTTATATCAGCAATTCCATGCTCTGAGTGATTTGTTAATTCTGCTATCTGGATCTCTGGCAGTTTTAGCAGATGTTAACTTTGCCTTCATACCCTTCATTCGGGCACAGAATGACGCCCTACGGGGATTTCCAACCTTTTTGCTAGGTGCTTTAAGGTCGGAACCAGGATTGTCAGCTTCGTAGGATTTTCGTCCTTTTTCATTTAGACCTCCCTTTGAATTTTTACCTGACTTTTTTGTCCACGCAGCCCCTTCATTCATAGCATAATTCTTTGACTTTGAATTTACTACTTGAATTAGTGGCATTCCTGGTTGAAGTGAAGAAACATTATATTGAAGAACCAATGCACCAGGATAAATTTTTTGAATTTCTGATGTTACATCCTTTCTATTTGGCATTCCAACTTGAGGGAAAAACATTCTAACAGAGTATGTTTTACCTCTCCACGAAAGAATAACTGCAAGAATGTTGCCAGTGTCTGCCTGTAAACGAGTTGCTTCTTCAACTTGAGATTTGAATCCTTTAATTGGTTCTGGTTTGATAATATCAATTACTTCAGCAAACGTATTACCGTTTAAATCTTCAATTGTTACATCTTCTTCTTTTACACAATTTGGATATCTCTTTCCAAACATTGTTTTCATACCTTTCTTCTTATAACCATCCCAACACTTTTCATCAAGATTTAGATCTTCCAGAACCTTTAGAGAAATTGGTGATAAACTTTCTGATTTATTACCCCAATTAGCAGCACCAACTTTACGACATTTTACAAGTGCTCCAGATGCATATGCAGAAGGCCAAACACTATAACGAGATTTGACTTTGGTGTAACAAGCGTCTTTTGTTCCACTACCTTTAGTCTTTTTATCAGACTCTTCAGACATCTCATTACTGTCCATATAGTCTGCTGCAGTATCAATGTAATCTGCTGCTTTAGTGATTTTAGATTGAACCCATGCGGGTAATTGTGCGTCACCTTTTTTAATATTTTTTCTTAATTTTTTAACAGCACTATTAATTGTATCCATCTCTGTGCTTGCCATATATCCTTCCTCATCTTTTTCTTTTCCACTAGCAATTGCGTTGTGATTTTCATTCATTTTTTTTGTGGGGGAATCTGTGGATACATAAGTTGGCTTTGAAGCACCTGATTTTGATTGCTGTCCTGGATCTTGTCTTTTTTTTCTTGCTGCTGCTGAACGTCTCTCTGCTGGTGTCATACTTGCTCTTTTAGAAGAAGAAACACATTTAGGAACTCCTTCTCCTGGTTCATCACTCGCACAGGTTCCACCAGTTACAACGTTTACCCAACCACCTTTACCATCTTTAGAACTGGAACCTTTAAACCATTTACGAAGACCTTCTTCTTTAACGCAGTTTGGAACAATTTTCTTTCCTTTCTTTTTCATTCCAACTTGCTTATAACCAACCCAACATGCTTCATCAACAGGGTCATCTACCGTACAATCAGATTTTCCATGTATCGGACAAGTTTTTCCTTTTTTTGTATGGTTGCAAGACCCTTCCACCGGCACACCAATACCAACTTCGGTTGGTTTTATTTTTTGTCCTGGAGTGTTAAATCCACTTGGAAGAGGTTTACATTCTTTATTTGTGTTGCACCAGTACATCCCCTCACCACACTTTTCTTCACTTAAAATTATTTCTACTAAAGAAATGTTTAATTTAGAAGTTTCTGTAATTTTTTTCACAACTTTTAAGGTTTAGGTTTAGGTTTTTAACTATATCCTTTTATATTTATTACTCTTTTGCTTCTTGGGATTGTTGTTTTAAAAGTTTTGCGAGTTCTGCAGTAGATCCAACAAAAAGTGCATTATTAACTGTGGTTGGACCTTTTGGTTTGTCATCGTCAATATCCTTTACTTTCTTTTGAAGATCTAATAGTTTATCTGTAATATCACCTACACTCTTAATAAGTTGTCCAGCAACCTCATATGCACGAGGCATCTCAGACTCTTGTGCTAATTCAAGAATTCCATTAATTGCTTCTTGACCTTTTTCTATTAGAGAATATAAATTTCCTCTAGTATAATCATAATCTTTTTTAACATCATCTACTACTAATGCAACTTTTTCTATTTTTTCGGTTACGGTTTCAGATTCTACATCTATAGAAACTATATCATTATCTACATTAAAAGTTTCATTGAGTTTGTCGAATTTTTTTGTCATCTTCATGTTATGGTTCCACTAAATCCAAAATCATCGCCGTCTTCAACTAACAAACTATCTGCTGCTGTAATTGATTTAACTTCTGCTCCAGAAAGATGTGATGTAATTG